CGCATGGCGGAACGGCTGCATGTGGCAGACCAACTGCGACGGGATGGCCGCACTGATGGCCGGCGTCGCCAGGTCCCTGCCGACCATCGAGGAGCAGACCCCATGAGTTACAACGACCGCTTGCGTGAGGCGTGCGTGATCCCGTGACCTACCTGACCGAACGCCAGGCCATGCCCGACCGGCGCACGCCGAGCGCGTCCATCACCATCGAGAGGCTGCGTGAGATCCCCGACCTTGCAATGCAGGTCTACGCCTCCCGCGACACGCCGCACCGCCCCGGACGCCCCACGACGGCCAGCGTCACGACCCAAGGCCCCCGGGTGTCCTCGGGCTGCCCGCAGTACATCAACCCCCGCAAGCGCACCGCGACGCCGGCGATCCACGCCCCCATCCCCGCCAGTGTCATCGCGTGGGACATGCTGCGCACCGACGAGCACGGCCGTGAGCTCGAATACCTCATCGAAGCCTGCGTGGCCGTGCGCGACGACATGGCCGAAGCGCCCGACATGCCGTCGCCGAGGTGGGCCGACGTGTGTGCCGATCTGATCGCCCTGCGCGAGTGGTGGGAGTCCGATGACGTGCTGCTGGACTTCGTCGGCGATGCGGCTGGCCGAGCCCATCGCGCCCTGCGCCGCTGGGTGGGCGAGTCGCTACCGCCCCGGCTGACCTGCCCTCGATGCTCGGGGCGACTCCACCGCGACCGCTACGCCGCGACCGACGACGTGGCTGAACAGCTCGCGTGTGCCGACTGTGGGCAGATCATCGGTCCGAAGGAGGTGGCGCACCGAGCGCGGATGCGCACCCCGGCGGCACTACCCGAGATCGCCGGCATGGTCGGCGTGACCGAGCGCACCCTGCGGCGATGGGCGGAGGCGGGCGTGCTGCATCCCGTCACCGACCACGAGCCCAGCCCGCGGCGCCCAGCGCTCTACCTGCCAGCCGACGCCCTCGCGCTCACGGCCGTGATTCGGGATGCGTGACGCCCGCTAGCGCGCTACAGTGTCCGCAAGATGACACGGACGACGTGTCTCTACAGACTCGCCAAGGCCCGTCGCACACCGCGGCGGGCCTTGTGCATGGAAGGCGTCCGGCAGGACGAGGACACCGCCTCGAAAGCGGCTGGCGCTCACGCGCTCCAGGGTTCGAGTCCCTGGCCTTCCGCTCCACCCCGCCGCCGTCAGGGACCAGACCACACACACGCCAAGGGCAAGGCTCGCTCGCGGGGAGGCGAGCGGCGGCGCCCACAGTGGCACCGGCTGGACACCACGGCGGCGGGGAGGGGTCAGCGGCGCCACATGACGAGCGCAGCCACCAGGGCAATCAGGCCCGACTGGACGAGTGCCCAGCCCGCCGACCACGAGCGAGACGCCCCGAGGAGGGACATCGTGCGCATCCAGCCATGGGGAGGTCGCCGAGCCAGGCAGGCCCTCGCCAGGGTCAAAGCGCGAGGGGCCCGGGACGCCACTCCGTGCGTGCTGTGCGGTGCCCCGATCGACTACAGCCTCAGCTACCCGGACTTGTGGTCGTGCTCCGTGGAGCACGTGCTCTCACGGCTGACCCATCCCGAACTGACGTGGGATCCCGGCAACCACGCACCGGCGCACCTGCAGTGCAACATCAGCGCCAAGAAGCCGCGCGTGCAGGTCGCTGGGCCGCCGCCCGACCTCGGTCTGCGGAGCGGCTGGTAGCAGCTGCCCGCGAGTTGTTGTCGCGGCAACCAGAAAAAATCCAGGGCGCTCAGAGGGACACCTCCCGCGCGATCCCTGTCCTCTCCCCCCGGGCAGCAGAGGGGGGGTCGCATGCGCGCGCAGACTGGGCGTCATGCGCTAGAATGAGGGCATCGAGAACCCCGGCGAGGCGGCAACCTCCCGGGGCGTGACCGACTAGCAAGGAGTCGATATGGCGCAGCATACAGCCCAGTCCCACACTCGCACCGCACCGAGGCGGCGGCCGAGACTGTCGAAGGTCACGAACGCGCGCGACGCGCTGTCCGACTTCGGACGCGGGATGGAGACCTACTGCCTGACATTCGGGCAGTTCTCGCTCATGGATGCCGTCGAGGCCGTCCTCGAGAAGACCGGCCCGGCCGATGTGGCGATCGCGACCTGGACGGCCGGAAACGCCGATCTGTCCCGCTCGGCCGAGCACCTGCACGACGGAAACATTCGCTCACTGCGCTTCGTCGCCGACTGCTCCTTCGGGCAGCGTCAGCCCGGATATCTCGCCGAACTGGTGAGGCTCTTCGGGGATGAGGCGATCCGCACGACCCGGACGCACGCGAAGTTCGTGGTCGTCACGAACGACGACTGGGCGGTGGCGATCCGAACGAGCATGAATCTCAACGAGAATCCGCGCTTGGAGTCGATCGAGGTGTCGGACGATCCGGAGCTTGCGGGCTTTCTCCTGCGGGTGGTGGATGAGATCTTCGCCGAGGAAGCGGTCGGCGACCACGGCACGAAGTCGCGTCCGGAGCTTCCGGGCATCCAGGGGATCGCCCCTGCGGAGCGGGTGGAGATGGGGCGTCATGTCAGCACCGGAGCCGCCTAAGCATCTGCCGGCCGATGTGGCTGCGGTCTGGTGCGAGCTGAACCAGGGTGCACCCCAGCAGGGCCCCGACTTCGAGGCGTTCTGCGGACAGGTGGCACGGCTGCGGGATGCGCAGAGGCGAGTTTCCGAAGAGGGCCTGGTTGTTGCTGACGAGAAGGGGCGCCCAGTCCCCCATCCGGCCCTTGATGTGGAGCGAAAAGCTCAGGTGGAGGTGAGGGCATGGGGGGATCGGTTCACTCGCCGCCGCCGTACTCCAGCGTTGTAGAGGCGACGCGCGCGGCGGTCGAGGCTGCGCACCTACCGCCGACGTCTGTCGGGGCGGTGGCGGTCCTGCTGCGACTCGCTGACGCAATCGACAACATCGACGAGGACGGCCTGAATCCGGCGGGGAAGCTCGACAACGTCTCGGTTCCGACCTACTTGCGCTACTGCGAGGCGCTTGGGCTGACCAGGGTGAAGCCCACCGAGCAATCGGCAGGTCCTGCGGGGGGTGGCGTAGGTGGCACAGCCGGACGTCGCCAGCGCGCAGGGCAGCGGCGAGGCCTCTCGGCGGTCTCGTAGGGGATCCCGCTCTGGCGACCCGCGTAAACGGGACGCCCGGAAGCGTCTGGCGCGGGACGTCCGCGGCTCGACCACTCCCCGCATCTGGACGCGACCACTCCGCGAGCTGAAGCCGGACGTCCTGGACGCCGCCGGCACCATCGTCGAGCCGGCGACGTCGCTCGGTTTCGACGTGATCGAGTGGGCGCGCGAGTCGCTGCTGATCGACCTGCTGCCGTGGCAGGAATGGTTGCTGGTCCACGCGCTGGAGCTGCTGCCGAACGGTCGACTCCGCTTCCGCAACATCGTGTTGCTGGTGGCTCGCCAGAACGGCAAGTCGACCCTGTCGCAGGTGCTGAGCCTGTACTTCCTGTGCGTGCTGGGTCGCCGCACGGTGCTGACCACGGCACAGGACCTCGACACCGCCGAGGAGATCTGGCAGGGCGCGGTCGACCTGATGCTCGAGGTCGACGAAGACACCGAGCAGCCTGTCCGGCCCGACGTGTTCGGACTGGTCAAGCACGTGTCGATGGTGAACGGCAAGAAGGCGCTGATCCTCACCACGGGCGAGCGCTACAAGGTGAAGGCTGCCAACCGTCGCGCCGGCCGTGGGCTGACCGGAGACCTGGTGGTGCTGGATGAACTCCGCGAGCACCAGTCGTGGGACGCCTGGGGTGCGATCACGAAGACGATCCAGGCTCGCCCGGACGCGCAGGTGTGGGCGCTCTCGAACGCCGGCGACATCACCTCGGTAGTGCTTCGGCATCTGCGGATGAAGGCGCACGCCGCCCTGGGCGACCCGGACGGCATCAACGCCGAGGCGGCTGCGGCGGCGTCGGCCCCGTCTGAGATCGACGTCGAGGCGGTCAACGAGGCGCTGCGGCGCGGTGAGGTCGACGAGCTCAACTCGTGGCTGGACGGCGACGAGGACTGGGACTTCGCCGAGACTGACCTCGACGACCTCGAGGTAGACGCCTCCACCCTCGGCATCTTCGAGTGGTCGGCGGCGCCCGGCTCGAGCCTGTACGACGTGGAAGCGTGGGCGCAGGCGAACCCGGCGATGAACTACGTCCGCGGCGACACGTCGCTGACGTCCGGCAACCTGAAGTCTTCGGCTGACGGCGACCCCGAGTGGGTGTTCCGCACCGAGAACATGTGCCAGTGGCCGGACGGCGCGATCGCGGGCCTCTTCGATCCGGGCCGGTGGGAGGCGCGGCAGAATAAGCCGCTGGTGCTGCCGTCCGGCCTTGAGGTCGTGCGGCAGGCCGACAAGATCGTCGGCTCGTCGTGGTTGGGCATCGACCAGTCGCAGGACGCCTCGTGGGCCTACGTCGCCCGCGTGGGTCGTTCGGCTGACGGACGCTGGCAGGGCGAGATCGTGGCCGCGCAGCGTGGCACCGACTGGCTGAAGCCGTGGCTGCTGGCGCGGGCCGCCCAGATCGAGGCCGTGACCGCGCAGGGCCGCGGGGCGCCGATCTCCGGGTGGCTCAACGACGTCATGAAGGACCCCAAGATGGCGCCGGTCCGGTTCGTTCGGCTGGAGGGTGCCGATCTCGTTCCTGGCCATCAGGCGGGCTTCGTTGCCGTCCGGGACGGGCTGCTGTGGCACAACCGTCAGCCGACTCTCGACTTGGCGGCCGACCGGGCGAAGAGCAACGAACTGTCCGGCGGTCGCGTGATCGACCGGATGAAGTCGCCCGCGGATGCTGCCCCGCTGATCGCACTGTTCGGCGCCTGGTGGCTTTCCCAGCGACCGAACCGCAAGGCTCCGCCGCCGCCGGCTCCGGGCTTCGTCAAATCCGATGGCTCATCAGCCTCGGCTCTGCCCGACTTCCTGAAACTCGAACCCGGATTGGCGGTGTGAGCATGGTTGACCCCGTCAAGCCGTCCACGACGGCAAGGGCGGCGCAGGGCGACTCCGCGCCGTGGTCGACGTTCTACGACGAGGTCGACCTGCCGCCCGACCTGCGCTCCCCGCGGGATACGCGCACCTACCGGACCATGCGCATGGACGCCCAGATCACGTCGCTGCTCAAGGCGACCTGGCTGCCCATGTTCAGGACGCAGGCCCGGGTGGACGCTGACGGCTGCCGCCCGGAGGTGGCCGAGCACGTCGCCGTGAACCTGGGCCTCCCGCTGGTGGGCCAGGAGGCGCACCCGCGGCCGCTGAGGATGCGGGATCGGTTCTCGTGGGCGCAGCACCTGCGGCACGTCGTCCTGCAGGACGTCTACGGCTACTCGCCCTTCGAGCAGGTCTACCGGTACAGCGAGCGCACGGGCCGGTTCGACATTCGCAAGCTCCTGTGGATCCCGCCGTGGACGATCGACGACATCAAGGTCGCGGCCGATGGTGGTCTGGTCGAGGTCCGGCAGAATCTGCCCGGCACCAAGCCGGTCCCGGTCTCCGAACTCGTCTGGTACGCCAACGAACGCGAAGGCGCGAACTGGCGGGGCCAGTCGCTGCTGCGGGCGTGCTACCGGCCATGGCTGCTGAAGGACCGCCTGCAGCGGGTCGGGGTGCTGTCCGTGGAGCGCAACGGCATGGGCGTGCCGACCTACACGGCGCCACCGCGGGACGCCCTCGACGACCCGGACGGGGTGAAGGCCGAGGCCGACATCGCGGCCGGCCTTGAGATCGCGAAGGGCGTCCGCTCGGGTGAGGCTGCCGGCGCCGCGTTGGCGAACGGCGCCAAGCTCGAGCTCCAGGGCGTCACGGGGTCGCTCCCGGACGCCACGGTCCTGATCCGCTACTTCGACGAGCAGATGGCCAGGTCGTTCCTGGGCCACTTTCTCAACCTCGGCACCGAGACGGGCTCGTGGGCCCTCGGCTCCACCTTCGCCGACTTCTTCACCCTCGCCCTGCAGGCGAAGGCCGAGGAGATCGCCGACGTAGTCACCCAGCACGTCATCGAGGACCTGGTCGACATCAACTTCGGCCCGGACGAGCCGGCGCCGCGGCTGGTGTTCGACGAGATCGGCGCCCAGTCACAGGCCACCGTGGAAGCCCTCAAGATCCTCCACGACGCGGGCCTGCTGGACGAGGACGAGGTCCTCAAGCAGTTCATCCGGGTGAAGTACCGGCTGCCGAAGCCGGCCACGAAACCCGAACACGACCACGGCGAGGACACCGACCCGCCCTCCCCGCCCGAGCCGGCCAGCGAGGACGGCACCGACAACACTCCGCAGGAGGCCGCATGAGCAGCTGGTACCGGATCCGCAACGCCGCCGCCGCCGACGCCGCCGACGTCGACATCTTCGACGAGCTCGGCTGGTACGGGGTGGACGCCGCCCAGTTGGCCCGGGACATCCGGGCCCTGGACGTCGCCCAGATCACCGTCAACATCAACTCCCCCGGCGGGGACGTGTTCGACGGGATCACGATCCTGAACGCGCTCCGCCAGCACCCGGCCCGGGTCGTCGCCAACGTGATGGGGCTGGCGGCGTCCGCCGCGTCGTTCATCGCCTGCGGCTGCGACGAGGTGGTGATGGCCGACAACTCGACGCTGATGATCCACGACGCCTCCGGGTTTGTGATCGGCACCGCCGAGGACATGGCCGAGATGGCGGCCGTGCTGGATCAGATCAGCGACAGCGTCGCCTCGATCTACGCGGCGAAGGCGGGCGGCACCCCGGAGAACTGGCGTGCCGTGATGAAGGGCACCAAGTGGTACACGGCGCAGGCTGCCGTGGACGCCGGGCTCGCTGACCGGGTGGACAAGGGCCGCACAGCCCAGACCACCGACGACGACAAGGCGAAGGCGTCCAACCTGACGCCGAAGCCGCACACCCTGGCCGAGGCGCGTGCCGCTCTGGCCCTGATCGTCCAGCCGTCCATGCGGGCGTCTGGCACCGAGCCGGCAACCCTGCCGGACGGCAACCCCAACCGAAAGGACACGGACATGGCGTCCGGCACCTTCCTGGCTGACCTCCGCGCCCGGCTCGGCATCACCGACGCCGCCGCGGACGAGGCCGTCATCCTGGCCGCCCTCGACGAGGTGCTCGCCGAGCAGGCCGATCCTGCCCCGGTCGGCACGCTGCCCACCGGTGTCGTGGCGATCTCGCAAGAGATCCTCGACGCGCTGCAGGCCGACGCGGCCGCCGGCCGCCAGGCCCTCGACGACCAGATCGCCGCCCGCCGTGATGGCGTCGTGACGGCCGCCCTGAAGGCGGGCAGGATCACCGCCGCCCAGCGTCAGCAGTGGCGCGACGCCCTCGACAAGGACGAGGCGGGCATCACGGCCCTGCTCGACAGCATGGCGGCCGTCGCCGTCCCGGTCGACGCCAAGGCGGCCACCGCCCTGGAGGATTCCGCCGAGGATGCCCTCTACAACAAGCTCTACATGAAGGAGGCCTGATCATGGGCCAGTACCTGCCCGCGTTCCGTCCCGGCGACACCGTCACCTTCGGTGTGACGACCGCCGTGGTCGGTGGCCGCCTCGTGGAGGTCGGCACCGCCGATCGTGCCGTCGCCCCGGCCGGCGCCGCCTCGCTCAAGGTGGTCGGCGTGGCCGGCCACGACGCCGCCGTCGGCGACAAGGTCACCGTCGAGGTGTCCAAGGCGATCGACCTGGTCCCCTGCGCGGCTGCGGTCGCTCGCGGCGCGAAGGTCGAGGCCGCCGCCGCCGGCAAGGTTCAGACCTTCACCACCGGCCAGGTGGTCGGCCTCGCGCTGAACACCACCACGGCGGCCGACCAGCTCGTCTACGTCCTGCGGTTCTGAGAAGGAGACACAAGCAACATGCCGCTCTACCCCCTCACCACGAGCCAGCTGCTGGCTGCCACCACGGCCGACGCCCTGGCGTTCGTCAAGTCGCCCACCCTCCTCGCCCGCCGCCTGGGCGAGATCCTGTCCGCCCAGGAGTTCATCGGGCTGGCTCTGCTCGCGGGCCGCTACACCATCGAGGGTGGCGCCATCGCCGTCCCGAAGAACGACGCGATCCGCACCGACAGGGCCGCCGAAACGGTCAACCCGGGCGCCGAGTACAAGCTGACGCCGCTGAGCGCCGAGCAGTACGACATCTACACCGCCGCCAAGCGAGGCATCGCCACCGAGGTCGCCGACGAGGCGATCAGGCGGTCCAAGGGGCAGCCGATCGAGGATGCCATGATGCTCCTCAAGAACGAGCTGCTGTTCGACGCCAACAGCCTGGCCATCGGCGTCATCACCTCCAAGGTCACGCAGACCCTGGCGGCTGGGGCCGCGTGGACCACCGGCAAGCAGATCGTCAAGGACGTCCTCGCGGCGAAGGCGTTCGCCCGCAAGCTGAAGCTCGGCTACGTCCTCGACACGGTCGTGCTCACCGAGGACCAGTTCGCGAAGGTGATGCCCGAGGTGTTCGACATGCTGCCCGACAACAGCGACGCTGTCGTCACCGGCAACTTCCCGAACGTCCTGGGCCTCACCTGGATGAGCACCCCGGACGCCGACTTCGCCAACCCGCTGCTGGTCGACCGCCAGCGACTGGGCGGCATCGGCCGCGAGGACATCCCGTCGCCGGAGTACCGCCCGGTCCCGGCCGCCATGGCCAGTGGCCAGGTCACCGGCGTCGAGATCGCCTCCATCCGGGTCCCCACCGCAGACAAGACCCGGATCCAGGCGCGCAACCCGCACGTGCCGGTGGTCACCAACCCGAAGGCCGGCCTGTTCATCACCGGCACGGGGCTCTGATCCCCGTGAGCTACCGCGTGAAGGGCACGCCCGTGGCGGTGTCTCTGGGGCCGGAGGATGGCTCCCAGGTCGTGCAGTTCATCGACGCCGGCGGCATCCTGCCGAGCGTTCCGGAGGCCCAGGTCGAGCACTTCCTTCTGGTCGGGCTGATCGAGGCCATCGACGATGGCCCCAGCGACGCTCCCGCTGCCGACGGCGAGTCCGACCAGACGGGCGCCCCTGAGGCGCCCCGCAAGGGGCGGGCGTCCCGCAGCAAGGCTCCGGCGCGGGATGAGGATCTGTCCGAGCTGGCCGTCGAGCAGCTGCTCGCCCAGGCCGCGGCGCGCGGCATCGACGTCCCCGACGGTGTCACCGACCGGGACGACCTGATCGCGCTCCTCAATCAGTGACCTCAGGGAAGGGATCTCCGCTGTGGATCTGATCGACCTCGACCTGTTGATGGTGGCGATCCCTTCCTTGAGCAGGCCTGACGCCGACCTGCTGCTGCCGGCCGTCAACTCGGAGGTGCGCCGCGCACTGCCGTCCCTGCTGGACATCGTCACCGATCCCGGTCTCCGGGCGGAGGCGGTGTACATCGTCATCGAGGCGCTGAAACGGCCGGCCCGCTGGATCGAGTCCGAGCAGGCCGGCCTGTTCCAGGTCCGGTATCGGGCGGTGCTGTCCGGGAAGGGCACGGTGCTGGAGGCGTCCGATGTGGCGGCCTTGCAGGCACTGTGCGGCTCTCGGCCCGTGAATGGGCTGTCTCGGGGTGCGTTCCCTGAGCCGTCCGGCATCGAAGCCCTGTACCGCCGCAACACCTGACCGAGAGGAGCACCCCGATGGCCATCCTGTTCCGCGGCACCGACCGGATCACCGTCCCGGACGCCGTGGCAGCCGACTACGAAGCCGACGGCTGGTCCCGGTCCCGGGCGGGCGCTGCAACCGACCGCCGGGACTCCGACACCGTCCAGGCCGCCGGGGACGCTGCCCGGCCGCCCAGGGCCCGCCGGAAGGCTGACCGGTGAGGTTCGGGGAGACAGTGGTGCGGCTTCGGGCTCGCACCGCCATTAACCCGTACTCGGGGGAGGCGGACGCCGAGGACTGGGCCGACCCGGCACGGGTCGAGATCCGCGGGGTCGGGTTCGAACCGTCCGGCACGGAGACGGTCAGTGTGGACGGCACTGTCGTGTACCGGCGGGCCCGGTTCCTGTTGCCGTTCGGGGCGGACGTCACCGAGGCCGACCATCTCGTCCGGCCCGATGGGGTCACCTACCGGGCGGTCGGGCCGCGCGCCGATTGGACGAACCCGCTGACTGGCCGCCGGGCCGGCTCGGTGATCGAAGGGGAGGCGGTCGGGTGAGCGGCAGCGGCGGCATCGAAACGATGTCGTTCAGCAACGCGTTCTTCGAGGAGTTGGGCCGCTCGCCGGGCATCGTGTCGGTCTGCGACGAGGCCGCGGAGCGTATCGCCGAGATCGCCCGCGCCACGGCTCCGGTGAAGACCGGCGCCTACCGGCAGCTGATCGAGGTGCAGCACGGGAAACGGGCTGGCCGTCACGCCAGCGAGGTGGTGGCCGCCGACCCCGGCGCGGTCGCCATCGAAGCCAAGTTCGGCACGCTGGCACGGGCCACCCTCAAGGCGAAGCTCCGCTAAGGAGGTAGTCCGATGTCCCCGTACAGCTTGACCGATGACGACCTGGAGTTGTGGCTGGCCGGCTACCTGCGCGACTGGCTGGCTTCCAACAGCCATCCCGACGTGTTCGTGTCCAACACTGACCCGCCCCGGCCCCGGCCGTGGCAGGTACGGATCCGCTATGACGGCGGCGACCCCGCCAGCCAGGTCACCGAGCGGTCCCGGATCGGGGTGACGGTCACCGGCCCGGACACCGACACCACCGGGAAGCTGACCGCCGACCTGGCGCGGCTGGTGCGCCGCGGCATCGTCAACATCCCGCTCGGCGACCCGGCCAACCCGGTCGTGCGAGTCGACGACGTTCCCCGCTTCGTCCGAGTACTCGGCGGGGACACCGAGCGGCCCACCCGGTACGCGTCGGTGACGCTGACCACTCTGGCTGAGCAGCCCCTGTAACAACCCCGACCCGACCCCGGAGGCGTCCGCCCCTGGGGCACTTCGTGGCGCGCACCCGCGCGGCCCGACCCGAACGAAAGGACCCCCATCATGGCGGACGCCCAGGGCAACGACGTCACCACGGTCTTCGTGCCGATCACCGGCGCGGTGGCCTACGCCCCCTCCGGCACCACCATCCCGACCCCGACCGAGGGCGCCAGCCTGGCGTTCACCCTGCCGGTCGCCTACAAGAAGCTGGGCCTGCTCACCAAGGACGGCGGCCCCGAGTGGACCACCGAAGCCGACGGCGCCCCGATCGACTTCTGGCAGGACGGCTACACCATCCCGTCCGGCATGGCGAAGTGCGAGCTGAAGGTCAAGGTCGCCCAGTACGACGAGGTCGTGCGGCGGCTCGTCACCGGCAAGACCCCCGACGCCAACGGCTACATCACCGTCGACGCCGGCGGCTCCGGCGAGGTGTGGGTGATCTGGGTGGAGGAGGTCGCCAAGAACGGCCGCATCCGCCGCCGCATCTGCCCGAACGCGACGGCGCTGTCCATCAAGCAGGACAAGTCCGAGCGCGGCACCCCGAACGGCTACGAGATCACCCTCAAGATCGACCGCCACGCCTCGGTGGGTGGCGAGCACTTCGGCGAGTGGCTCATCACCCCGCCGGCCGGCTGACCCAACCATGATCCCCGCGGTGTGCACGCTTCGATGGGCGACGTGCACACCGCGGGCT